CATTTGGGAAAGATCAGTTCATAGATGTACATGTACCAGGTGAAAATGTCAGGGTAGTTTACACAGGATCTATCACACATCAAAAGGATGTGGCATTGCTAGGCAATCCATTCAAAAAGATTCTATCTGACAAATCATTAGTTAACAAAATGCATTTCACATTGTGTGGGTATGATCCTGCCAATGAGTACAGCAAAATGATATGGCACAGAATGATCCATGATTTCACCTGTGGGCTGAAAATGCCAGGTGCAGTCAAAAAAGCATTGCCTATCATGGAATATATGAATTTCTACAATGAGGCTGACATTTCAGTAGTGCCACTGGTATCTAGCAAGTTCAATGGCATGAAATCAAACCTGAAAGTGCTAGAAGCTGCTACAAAGAAAATAGCAGTATTGGTGAGCAATGTAGATCCATACAGCGGATGCCCCTATGTGGCAAAGGTGAACAATCAAACAGACTGGTATAAAGAACTAAAAAAACTATCAAATGATGCTATTTATAGAAAGGAACTAGGTGAGGCAAACTATGAATGGTGCATTCAGAATTTTCACCTGGACAAAATAAATAAATTAAGGGAACAATTATACAAAAGTTTATGCCAGTAAAACAATGCACAAATGGGAAATGGAGAGTGGGAACAGGTGAATGTATCTATGATACAAAAGAGAAAGCCATAGAGGTTTGGCAGGCTATCCTAGCATCAGGAAAGTTTGCAGAATCAAAAATCAGCTATGACTATGATGAAACATTGAATACTGACAAAGGCATGGAAATGGCAAAAAAAGACATTGAATCAGGAAAGACTGTTTATATCATATCAGCTAGAAATGACAAGTCAGGGATGATGAAAAAGGCTAATGAATTAGGAATACCAAATTCTAGAGTATATGCCACAGGATCAAATAAAGCTAAAATTGAAAAAATAAAACAGCTGGACATAGGAATACACTATGACAACAATCCTGATGTGATAAATGAGATTAACGATTTGCCAAAAACAAAAGGAGTTAAATTTCAATTTGAAGATAGTTATAATGACTACCCTGAGGCTGCCACAAACAATGCAAAAAGAGCATTGAAATGGGCTGATGAGAATGGCTGGGGATCATGTGGTGAAGCTACAGGCAAAGCCAGGGCAAACCAGCTTGCAAATAGAGAGCCAATATCTAGAGACACAATATCAAGGATGGCATCTTTCAAAAGACATCAGCAGCATAAAGATGTGCCATATTCTGAGGGATGTGGTGGATTGATGTGGGATGCATGGGGCGGTGATGCAGGGATTGAATGGGCTATCAGAAAGCTAGATCAAATTGACAGAAAGTGAAAAAACACATAGTAGTCTACCTGGATCACTTTGATTATGATACAGATGATTTCATACCATGTGAGGTTTGTGGGGCTAAGGCAGTAGACATCCATCATATTAAAGCCAGGGGCATGGGTGGATCAAACACAAAGGATGTGATTGAAAATCTACAGGCACTGTGCAGAAAATGTCACCTGGATTTCGGTGACAAAAAACAATGGATGGATTTTTTAATTGATAAGCATAAAAACAAACTAGATGGCAAAAGGTAGCAGCAATAGTACAAAATTAAGTTTTGGGAAAAGAAAGCAGGGGCATGCAAAAAAGAGTTTCAATAAACATTCACCCAAACCAAAAGCCTACAGAGGCCAGGGCAGATGAGAAATAAAATTTTAGCCATTTGGCAGATCTTAACACACAAATGCTACTATGTAGCTACCTGCAAAACAGGTGAGCATAATGACACAATGAATCAGGTGAGTTTGATGACAAAGGGAATGGCTAACACAATAGCATACAATCTGACTGACTTGATAGTCATAGATGAAATGCAGGAACTAGCACTAGATGAAGCAAAGAATATTTTAAACAAAGTACAATGATCATACTACCAGCACAAATTGAAAGCATAGCATCTAGGAAAGATAAGACAGTCAGGATCACACTAGGCACACAGGAACTATCACCTGCACAGGCAGCTGAGATATTTCAGATGAATCAGAAATTTTGCTACATGGCAATTAAAGAGGAACTATTCACCACTACTGAGGCAGATGAGATCAATGCTTTGAAAACTGATCTAGACACAGAAAAGACACCTAGTCAAAGACTGAGAGGCATCCTTTATGTAAATTATCAGCAAAAGGCTGATGGCTACAAAGATTTTGCGACATACTACCAGGCAAAGATGGAAAAGATCTGTGATCACTTTAAAAGCAAACTAGACTAGTATGACATTTATACATCAAACAGCATTAATAGGTGAAAATGTACAAATAGGTGACAATGTCTACATAGGTGCATATTGCATCATAGGTGCAGCCCCTGAATGGAAAGGCAAAGAGAAAGAGGACAAAGGTGTGATCATAAATAATGGGGCTAGATTGACAGGTCTGGTGACAGTAGATTCAGGTGCAGAAAAACCTACAGTTATAGGTGAGAATTGCTACCTGATGAAACACAGCCATGTAGGTCATGATGCACAGCTAGGCAATGGGGTGACATTAAGCTGTGGGGCAAAAGTAGGTGGCCATAGTGTGATAGGTGATGGCACAAACATAGGCCTGAATGCAGTGATCCATCAGAAACTAACTGTGCCAGGTGGGTGCGTGATAGGGGCATCAGCATTTATAGGAAAGAAAACAGAATTGAAAGCAAACGCAAAATATGCAGGTGTGCCTGCCAAATATATAGGAGAAAACATCAGATGAAAGTAGCAGTCATATTTTTAGACTATGAAAGGCATGATCATACATCCAGGACACTGGACAGCATACACAATGCAGGGCATCCATTTGATCTGATCACTATCCAACGCAAAGGAATAGCAGCAGCATTGAATGATGGCCTAGAGAAAGGTTGGAATCATGATGCAATAGTCACAGCAGCAAATGACATAGTGATGCCTGACAATTGGCTTAAAACAATGATAGGATATGTTTCATCAATACCAAACACAGGGATGTGTGGCATTCATTGTGTAGAGAATGCAGGTACACCTGAAAATATCAATGGGGTGCTAGTCAATAGATCATTCACAGCATTTGGAAATGTCATGATCCCTGCCACAGCATACAGAGAGGTAGGATATTTTTCAGAGGAATATGATCCATACGGAATGCAGGATTCTGACTATGCCTACAGACTAAACAAACTAGGCTTTGTCAATTACTACATCCCTGGCATCACTAGCAATCACATAGGCCATGATGTAGGTCAGCAGACAGAATACAGAAAGATGAAAGATGAGGGGCTGAACAAAGCCCAGGATGTATGGAATAAATTGATAGAAAGATACGAAAGTACAAACAATTTTAAAAGACTAGAAAGATGATACCAGTAGTGATCCCTATTTTATGCCACAATGATGAGACTATAGTGCTGAGAGACTTAGAAGTCAAGACATCATACACCAGATTGACTGAGGTAGATTTCATGTTTTTCACTATAGACTTTGCATGCAGATATGAACAGGATGGCAAAGAATACACAGAGATAGTATCAGGTGAGGATTCATTTGTGAGCAGTCTATCATTTAAACAATTTCAGGATATTGTAAACAAGACATTTATGTATGGCAAAAGCAACTAAAAAAGCAACTAAAAAGGCTGCACCAAAAAAGGCACAAACAAAGCCAGTAGGCAGGCCTAAGAATATAGAGACACCTGAGATCATGTGGCAGCTATTTAATAACTATAAGAAAGACATCAAGTCAAATCCTTTTATAGTAAAAGACTGGGTGGGTGGCATGGGCAAAGAAATATTCAGAGAGAAAGAAAAGCCATTAACACTAGAAGGATTCAATGTGTGGTGTTTTGAGAATGGAATCACATCATGGATTCATGACTACTTTACAAACAAGGGTGGTGCTTACAAAGAATTTTCCAGTATCTGCACTATTATAAGAGAGCAAATCAGACAAGATCAGATTGGTGGAGGCATGGCAGGGATCTACAATGCAAGCATCACACAAAGGCTAAATGGATTGACTGAAAAGATACAAGAGGATGGAAACAAAGAGGTGATTATTAAAGTCAAGTATGAAAAGAAAGAAACACCAAAAGACTAGACATGATCATCATTCTTTCAATAGCTACATGGGAATTTTGCAAATGGTTATTTTATAAACTAATCAATAAATAAAGTAAAACATGAAAGCAAATTTTAAACTAACATGCAAAGCAGGGATCTATGAAGCTGACACATTCTTTCAATTAGTATGTGAAGTATTGAAGCATAGATTCTGGCATTTGAGAACACATGGCAAATGGATGGACTAATGGATAAGACAGTACACCTAAATGAACTGCATATCAATCAGCAGAAAGTAGTGGATGGCCATAAAAGGTTTTCTGTGCTATCATGTGGTCGGAGATGGGGCAAATCTGCCCTGGCTATCAATCTACTGTCTGAGACTGCCATAGCTGGCAAACTAGCTGGGTATTTCACACCTACATATAAACTACTAGATGGCACATACAACGAGTGCCTGCATGCCCTAGAGCCTATCATATCCAGGAAAAATGATCATCAGTTCATTGAATTGATCACAGGTGGCAAAATAGAATTTTGGAGTTTAGAGAATGAACTGGCAGGTAGATCTAGAAAGTATCACAGAAACATCATTGATGAGGCTGCATTCGTTAAAAACCTATGGCACAGATGGACTGAATCAATCAGACCTACACTGACTGACTATAGAGGGGATGCATTCTTTCTGTCTACACCTAAGGGCAAAAATGATTTTCACAAAATATGGCAGAGGGGCAAATCAGGTGATCCAGGATGGACTAGCTGGCAGATGTCTACCTATGACAATCCATACATAGATCCCAATGAGATAGATGAGGCCAGAGGTGATCTGCCTGAATTGGCATTCAGCCAGGAATACATGGCAGAGTTCAATGAGAATGTAGCAAATCCATTTGGTGCTATGTTCATCCAGCAGTGTACATATCCAATGAGTACACAGCCCACTGTATGCTATGGCATTGACCTAGCAAAGTCATTTGACTACACAGTGATCATAGGCCTGGACAGCAATGGCACAGTATCATACTTTGATAGATTTCAAGAGGATTGGAGAACTACCAAACAGCGAATTAAGAATCTACCAGCTGCACCTATCCTGATGGATAGCACTGGTGTGGGTGATCCTATCTTTGAGGATCTACAGGCAGAGGGGCTGGATGTCACAGGGTTTAAATTTAGCCAGGGATCAAAGCAGCAACTGATGACAGGACTAGCAGCAGCAATACAGCAAAGAAAAATTGCATTTCCTGATGGGGCAATCACAGCTGAACTGAACATCTTTGAATATGAGTTCACAGCTACAGGTGTGAAATATTCTGCACCTAGTGGATTTCATGATGACTGTGTGATGGCACTAGCCCTGGCATGGAATAATACAAACATGAAACGAGGCACAGGCAGGTATTCATTCGGCTAGTTTATTTTTTTACTGATTGTGGCAGTATCACTACTGATTTATCAATCAATCATGATCCATTTATCAATCAGAACATATGTCAAAAAGTAAAGCTATTGACTTACTTTTCTATGACATGTGTCAATTTATAACTTTACAATGCCAGTCTAAACAGCTGGCTTTTTCTATTTATTGATATGACATGGAAAAACATAAATGTATTTCAGTGGCAGCAACTGGCTGACCTACAAAACACGAAAGAGGGAATGACAGATGAGGATCTGTCTATCAAGACTATTGCAATCATCACAAATCTGACTGAGCAGCAGATCAAAGAAATGGATGACAGAAAGGTGTTTAAGATTGTGGGAAAGACTAGATTTTTGCAAAAGAGTTTTGATGTGAAACATGAAAAGTACATCCACACAAAAGGCAAAAGATACAGATGTGTCTATGATGTCAAAAATATGCCTACAGCTAGGTATGTAGAATCAAAGCATTTTGCATCTAATTTCAATGAGAATATTCATAGGATTGCAGCTAGTATGGTCATCCCACAAAAGAGAAACTGGTACGGCAAATGGGTAGACATGCCATTTGATGCATCTAAGCATGAGGACTATGCAAATGATATATTGGCTGCACCTATCACTGAGGTACTGGGATCTGTGGTTTTTTTTTGTCAAGTGTACAGGAACTGGATAAAAATTTCAAAGGACTATTTGATATGTCAGATGATGATGACAGCGAAGATGAG